TGTACCTCTCACTTTGCGCCGTTCGTGCTATAGCCTGGAGCGCCTTCAGGCTGTCCTCGAGTACCGAGGTCAGAAGGTCATCAAGGGACTTTGTCGGCAGTATCGTCGAGCTGATATCGTGTCGACTTCCTTCGACAGGAGCCTTCATTCTGTCCCTGATGGAAATGATGGTCGTGCGTGGTAGACCACACGACCTTGCAATCACGGATGGACTTTGACCGGCGATGAGCGCTGATTCTACCTGTGCAAGAATCTCCGGATCTGTTGTGTTACCTCGTGCCATGTGTCTATTCTGGCGCATCCTGGCGCACTTTGCGTCGATAGTGCATTTGTCCGTGGCACATGTAGCACAGCACCTGGACATCTTCCATCAGCTCACCGCCGAGGCGCATATACGTCACATGATGCACATCCAGCTTGTAGCCGTCGTCCTGTCGACGGCCACACTGCTCGCATGTCCTACAGCTGCGTTCGAGTGCTTTGGTGCGAATGTCCTGCCATCGCTGTGAGCGCATGTACTTGCGACGATAGTCGCGCCACGTCTCATCGATGACCTGACTCGATGCCCCGATAGCCTTGAGCAAACTGTACGTGTTGGCCCATGGCTTCGCCATGATGCTCCTTACGACTTTGTCTGTGTCCATGTAATCTCATCCTTGACCGGGTGGAACTCACCATGCATCCAGTCATCCGCAAACATCGACTCAGGATCTAGTGTAAGACCTTGTAAGGTCTTTGACTCATCGCCAGTATGCATCACGAATGACTCGAACAGGTCGGAGTATCGGATGTAGACATCGTGGTCAAAGCATGCGCGTGTGATTGGCTTGCCATGCATCAATGGCTGTATTACTTCTTCAAACTTCATCGAATGACCATCCAATCGTCCGCGCTCATCCAATCTGTGTAGAGTGTAAATCCTTCGATTTTTATTTTCTCTTCATCAAAGTGCAGAAAGAACGCCCTCGAGGCATGGTAATAACGTATATAGTCGCCATTGTTCCACGATGCACGTCTAATCGGTTTACAGTTCATTAGCTCATACATTACGTTTTCAAACTTCATCGATTATTGTCCAATCTCGCGCCAGGACATCAGGACCACTGAACGTGGCGAATCCCTTACAGCGCCATGTATTCGCGCCATCGAGTTCGTAGCGCATCAGCGCACTGTCTACGAGCTGTACCTTCCATCTGGCACCATCACGCTGTACCGCTTTGCCATCACGAATCGGTTGAAGGATTTGTTCAAAACTCTTCCGGCCACCCCAATTGTTTTGTTGCTTGCCGACACATTCCTGGAATTCAACACGTAGTGCAGGTTCTGACATCAACCATCGATTGAGCATCATTGTCGGATAACCGACTGTCTCAGCTGCTTTTATTCTGCTCGCACCGCTTGCAATGAGTTCAGCCCACTTGATTACAATTGCGGTTTTCTCATCGAAGGAGATGTAAGGATCCATCTTCTTCACTTCTCTCTCAGGTCGTCCTTCGTTTATCCATCTCTGCACTGTTCCACGTGTCACCTTCATGATCTGCGCGGTTCGGCTGATGCTGTTGCCAGCATCTCTTAGTTCTTTGATTTTCATGAGGAGCATTGCCCGCTCCTCGATTGTTGGATACTTAGCCACTTTGATTTCCCCTTCAAAGTAAAAACACCAGGCACACCCCATGCGTAAGAGTGTGCCTGGCTGTCAGCGAGTGTCGGCAACCGGGAGACTTGGTTACTCGCTGGCATCCTCACCGAAGGGGTCTTCGATGTCATCAGTCTTGATGGTTGGCTGTGCAATCTTCGTGAGTTTCTTCTTCGGTGTGACCGGAGAGACACTGACAATCGCATTCGTCATGTAGCCACGCGTGTTGAGCTTCGCGTCGACTGCAACCATCCATTCCTTCGACATGAGCGTGTCAATGTCAAGTGCATGGAACTCGGCCTGTGTGAGACGGCGTCCGAGCATGCCATCAAGCAGGATGGTCAATGCTTGTTTGTCGTTGCCGTATCCCTGACGGGTGAACTTTACGAAGCGGAAGGCGTTACCGTTGGTGTCGCCATACTCAGTGGTCTCGAACGTGAAGCGGAAGTTCGGAACCATCACATTCGGATCATCGTAGGATGGTCGGTCGATTGATTCGACATTTGCGAGACGGCAGACATAAGCGCCTGCTGCAGCTGCTTCAAACTGCGCGGAGCCATCGTTGAACGTGGCGGAAGAAAAGAAACCCATACTCTCATACTCCTTTGGCCATAGGCCACTCAGTTGATGTTGGTGATGGTCTCAATGTACCAATCCAAAGGTTATTACCACCACCAACATGTCAACGATACCAAACATCAAACCATCCTGTCAAGAAGTTGATGCTGTTCCTGTGGGCCAGCGTAAGCGCCCGGCCCGCAGGAGCAGTTTCAACTTATACCCCTAAGCCAGCATCATTCAAACATGCTGGCAGGGGGGTTTCCAAAGGGGGGATTTTATTCTGTTGTTCCCGTTTTCTCATACTTAAGGGGGAACAGCACGGGAACAACAGCGGGAACAACAGAAAAGGCCTAAAGCAGACCTGTCGGACGGTACATTTTTGAGTTCTTCGGACCCTTCTCAAAAGACACAATCCGACTCGCTTCAAGGTCCGCGAGTGTAGCTGCGACGACCGATTTTCGACTGCCACATAACTCGACCAGACGTGTCTGTGTAATGCCTGGTGAGTCACTGATCAGTTCAATGAGTTTCGACCGAATCTCTTGTGTAATGACTTCGCTCCTAGCGCCAGCGTCGAGAGTCCTGACCTTTGTCAAGCCATCCTCGTCCCTGATTTCAAACGTCACGTCAATCGCATCCTCATCGCTGATTAGACGCCCCTTCGTGACGTACATGCGATACAGGCCGTTCGCTTGCTTCTCGACGCTGTACGCCATGTCAGCAGCTGCGACAATCTCCGCAGCGCCTCGCATGCCTTCGTGCTTGACCGTAGAGTCAGTGCCACCTTTGCGGTTGTGGTGAGCGATCAGGACAGTGATTCCGACGTCCAGGAGTTTCTTGAACGCGTCGTACAACTTCCGCATCTGGCTGTTGTCATTCTCATCCATGCCATGGATGCGGACCAGCGAGTCAATCATCACGAGACCAACACCTGTGGCCTGACAATGCTTGACAACGCGTTCGACGTCGAGCGTATTGTCGAACCTGATGCCGACTCGGTTCAGGTAGCCCATTCCCTCTGCCGAGCGCATTCCGAGCTTCCTGAGCCGTTGTAGGACCTTCTGGACGCCCATCTCCTCATCGATGTACAACACTTTGGTCTGAGGGATGTCAAACTCGTTCAACCACTTGTCGCCGAATACAGCTGCACGAATGAGATCGCATATCACCCATGTTTTGCCACTACCTGGTGGAGACGAAAGATAATGCAGACCACCAGTCGAGAGAACGTTCGGAATCAGCCAGGACTGTTCGCCGAGTTTCGCCTCCTCGGTTTCCATTCGAGTCCAGTCCCACACTTCCCACGGTGCGACTGTCTGTCCGCCCGGCAGGTCATCTGGCACAGAACCTGCTGCCCATTGTGACCAGAAACGTCCGACGGTCTCGAGGATGACCTCGCGCTCGAGTGGCGGGTCACAGTAAGTGTCGCTCCACCACACTGCTTGCAGCTGTGCGACATCGATGCTGTAGCGCTTCGCACGGAAGAATCCCAGGAGCGTCACAAGTGCGTTATTACGACCACCGAAGGCGCCACCCGATGCCGGGTGAGGTTGCCACAGTTTGTCCCAGTGATGCTCGCCATGCGCGATGATGCGAGCATGAGTTTCCATGTCTCCGGCCACCATGAGCCGGAGATCGTCCAGTGAAAGTTCGTCCATTCCTATCCCTTCAAACTGTTAGGTCCTGCGTGTCCAGCGCAGTGGTTACCAATATACGACACTCCTCGGCATGTGCGGCCATACCCATTGTCCGCATCTGCTCTATGCCGATGATGGCATGATTGAAACAATACAGCAGGTATCGACCATGCTTGTATTGTCCGATGTCCCAGTTTCCACGCTCGCGTGTCGGAAGGTCTCCCGCTTTGGCTGATATCAAAAGTCGAGACCACTCATCACCCCATGGATGTATGGATGTCGTCTCCTTGACGATTCTGGAGGCTTCTGGCGGGTACTTCGCGAGTTCGACCAACCGAGGCAGTTCTCGGTTTTTATGATTTAGAGTTCCAGGAACTCGTAATATTCGACTCGGGTTTTTGCACTTGATGTCTGCGGATGGACTAAGCGAGAGCATCCATCGCTCGAGCAGCTGCACGAACTCGCGTTGCTCGGTTGGCTTAGTCCCAATGCCAGCCACTTTGAGTCTTCGGTAGCAGTGGAGACCCTTCCCCGAGCGTACCGCGACTGTAACCTTATCAAGCGTTGCAGTCTCATCCAGACCAGTAAGGTCATCAATATCGCACCACACCACACCAGCAGTATGAACATCGGTGTCCCTGCCTCCTTTGCGCCAGCGTGGCAACACGCCGACGTAGACGTCATTTCCTTCATCACTCCACTGGACGCATGCCTCAGCGAGTCCAGTCCAATCGTCTTCCGTCCTTGGAAGCTCGTAGAATCGCATCTGATTTCGTCCTTGATTCAAGCATCGAATCTCGACGAAGCCATCTGGATATGGCTCAAACAGCCATGACAGAAAAGTCACGGCCTGTGAAACCCTGTTCATTTTTACCCCTTATAATCCCTGCATGTCCAAGCAGGTCCCGACACATTACCGCACTCGCAACGTTCAACCAATCGAGATAATCGATGCGTATGGCCTCGACTTCAAGCGTGGCAATGCTCTCAAATACCTTCTGCGAGCAGGTTCTAAACCTGGAGAAGATAAAGCAGACGACCTACGAAAAGCCATCTGGTATCTAGTCTGTGAGATGCACAGCATCGAGCTGGCTGACCAGATCAATGAAATACTCTTAGTTGATGCCACTGGAGATGCCTAAGTATATGCATGTGGCTTCGACTGCTTCTTCCCAGGAATAAGCAGTAAACCAAAGGTAAGCATCACCAACAGACTCACGAAATGCGATCTGTCCTGGCGTGAGTTTGTTTTTGCCTGCCTTCATCTCAATCCACATCCCGCAGTGTTGACCCATCTGCACCGGAATAAAGATGTCCCAGACACCAGACTTGAGTCCTTCAGACTTTAGTCGACCGGCAGTCGCCTTCGTACGGAATCCACCGTTTGGAATGGCGAAGATTGTATCTAGGCGTGGATGTCTTCCGCCCATGACGCGCGTCCAATTGAAGTACGCGATTTGGTGTTCTGATTCTGTCATAACTCCATCCTCTCAAAAATCTGCGCCAGAATATCGGCGCCAGCATTGACGCGCAGTTTTGCGATTGCGCGTACTTGTATTTGTCTGATGCGTTCGCGGCTGTACCCGATCAGTAGACCGACATCTTCGAGCGATCGACCATCGCAGAGACCGTCAAAGCCAAACCTCAGCCGAAGACATGCGACCTCACGGTCTGTGAGTACGGCCATCATGTTTCGCAGCTGTGCGTACAGTTCTTCTTTGTCCAGGCTGTCCTGCACAGGTTTATCAGCTGACGGGATGAAGTCATACTTATTCTGACCATATGCATTTATCTCGTCGAAGCTTGACACGATCTTGGTGTCGTGTCTGAGGATTTCGGCTAGGTATTCAACGTCGAGCGAATCGATTTGCTTGTGAAGGTATTTCGGGTAGGTGTGCTTGACTTCGCGGACGTATTCGAGAAGTTCCGCCGGAGTCGGTGGCTGACCATGCTTGAGCGTGTACTCATGGCGTGACACTCGAATATGCGACAGTTTCGCGATTGCGTGAGACGGTAGACGAATGTCTCGACCACGACTCTCGACACCACGACCGATTGCCTGGCGAATCCAGTTGGTGGCGTAGGTGCTGAAGCGGTGGCCGAGTGACCAGTCGTAGCGCTGGACTGCATGATGCAGTCCGAGCATTCCGTCGGTCATCATGTCCTCGTGTTCGCATCCACGGCCACGGAACTTCTTCGCGATGGCGCTAACCATTCGCACATTGTGTTCAATCAGTTCAGCGGTCGCTTTGTCTTTGTCCTTTGGTGTTCCTGCCTGCACCATGCGACCGAGGAAGAACTCCTCCTCCTTGGTCAGGAGTCCATCCGTGCTGGCGCGTCTGCTTATGCGGTACTGAGACCACGTCTTAATGGTGTCAGTCACGAGCTTGCATCGCCTGATGTACGCGGTGATCTGCACTGTTTGGCGTGTTCCAATCAGATGCCATCATGCATGCGGTCCATACAGCCAGGACAACGACAACGAAGCCGCCGATGGTCTGGATGCGTGCTGTTGTACGTCGACGTTTTTCACGGAGTAGCTCACGCTGTGAGCAGATGGCGCAAACACGGAAGCCACGTCCATAAGGAACAACGTTCGGTCGATGGCATTCGATGCAGCTGAGTTTGATGTTTGTGTCCATAGGTTTATCCTTCTATCTATTCGGGAAGTGGTTTTCCTGCACGTTTGCAGTACATCCATTGTGCGACTTCGTTCTCTGTGCGACCAACAGCCTCAGCGAGGCGCTTGATGGTCGAGTGTCTGACAGCATATGCACCGGAGAGCATCCGGCACACTGCTGATCTGTTGATCCCGAGTCGCTGTGCGATCTCGACTTGTGTGAGTCCATACATGCCGACAATATCCCACAGTTGACACATTATGTCAACACTGTTATGATGTCGATGTGGTTGGACACCACCATAGAGGATTAGGGAAATGAAAAGTTCAGCTATCGCGACGGTCAAGTGGTTCATCGAGCAGGGTTTGACGATTCAGCTCAGCAGCCCATCTGGACTGCATGACATCGACATTGATGAAGCCGTTGACGCAATCGAAGAATGTGAAGACGACGACATCTGTATCGATGACGATGTCATTATTTTCGGTATGGGCGATGTCTGTATCAAGGTTAAGAACGAAGGGGAATAACAATGGACGAACGGATTGAACTTAAGTGGAAGTGTGGTCACACTGCCACTTTCAGTTTTGGCTACAGCCATCACGAACTCAAAGCGAAAATGCGCCTGATGGCCTCGACGCTGACCATCTGCGATATATGCCAGGCGAAACTTATTGCAGACAGTGAATGGAGTCACGTGCAGCTGATGCTGGAGCCGAAACAGGTCACATTGACTGGCTCAGAGAAACAGATCGCATGGGCGAGGTCGATTCGCACGGCAAAGTACGAAGCACTGGCGCTTGTCCTGGACTGCTTACGTGAAGCGCATCGAACGCGTCAGGACGAATGGTCAGCAATCGCACAGGCCATCAAGCCAGTGGTCGCAGATGTGTCTGTATGGCGGTCGTATACGCAGTCAGGCGCCATCATCGAGCGACGCAACATCAACTGGATTTCATCGTTTAGAAATGCGCTGAGTCGGGCAGGATTACATCTGGGAGGTTTGGTATGACAATGTCGGAGACAATAGGCGCTATCGCGCCAGCGCTGGTCAAGGCACAGGCCGAGATCAAGCCAATAACGAAGGATTCCACGAATCCTGCGTTTCGCTCGAAGTACACGTCACTCGATGCCATCATGGAGGTCGTTCGACCTGTGCTTGCGAAGAATGGTCTTATCGTCGTGCAGTCGGTGCTTGACACTATCGATGGCGAGCATTCGACCAGCATCACTGTCGAGAGTCGTGTCATCCACAGCTCAGGTGAATGGATTGCTGGTGTTGTGCAAGTTCCTGTGATGCAACAGACATCGCACGGATTCGGCAGCGCACTCTCGTATGGTCGACGTTACAGCCTCAGTGCGCTCCTCTCGCTCGCATCTGACGAGGATGATGATGGCAATGGAGCGATAGGCCAACAGCCACAAGCACGGCCACAAATCAAGCCAGGACCGCCACAGACCACGACGCTTCGCAAGCTCGCACCAACACCGAAGCCGACCGCTGGATACCACAACGGTTCACACTTCGTTATCGGTGAAGAGGACCCGAACGCATGACATTCCCGACTGTTCTTTTCACTCACTTTTTAGCAGACTTTGTTTATCAATCTCGTGAGATTGCAACGACGAAGTCAAGTAACAACATCTCGCTACTCAAGCACGTCGGCATTTATGCCGGCGTGTTTGGAATCGCGACAGCTGTAGATATTGGATTTGCATTCTTTGGATGGCCTGACAAGTATAAAGCCAGTATCGGCAAACAGATTGCCTTCATTATCTTCAATGTCGTGATGCACTTTGTGACTGATTACTTCACAAGCCGTGCAAGCACAAAAGCATATAAGTCCGGCGATCTGCATCGATTCTGGTGTGTCATTGGATTCGACCAGATGATTCACACCACAACACTCTACTGGTCATGGAAGGCGATGACAGAATGACATCCGAATGCTTCTACTGCGGAGTGATGTACTGTCACTCCGCGAAGAATCATGGCGATCACATGCCAATACCTGAACGCAACGGAGGCACGGACATTGTTCCGTGCTGTTCCGCTTGTCACGACATGAAAGACAGGATTCCACTAACCGAATGGCATTCTGTCGCATGGAAAGAAATCAATGCTTCATGGCCTTCATATGGACGATACACGAGGTTATTCCTGGCGAAGGCATTGTCGTTGATGACTGATTACAGTGCGAAATGTGAAGTCGAACGACAGAAGGAGAAGCGGAAGAAGTGACACTCACTGATTTTCAAACCATGGTGGCAGCGTTACCGACGTATTCACCTGAACCACCACGCATGGTGATTCACCGTAAGTATTACAACATGATGGTCCACGCAGCTTACAAAGCATCAAAGGCTGTACGCAAAGCGAAGGCACGGAAGAAACGCATCAATGCCAGGTGCGGGAGGTCGTAGGATGACAGACAATGAAGAATTTGAAATCGTTGATGGTATTACCGCACTTCAACGAATAAAAGAAGACCCTGAATACTGGATAAGACCTGTGTCATGGAACAAAGAATCCTACGTTGTTTTGCTAAATGATAATAAGCCGTTTTGTGCAAGGAACACTTGGTTCGATGGTCAACAAGCAGTAGAAGACATTATTCATTTACTTCTAAATGAACAATGGATTTTAGAGCCAATCCTTGAAGATGGACCACCAGATGAAGTTTGAGCTAGCATTTGAAGCCATGCGCCACGGCTACTGCATCACCGTGCAAGAAAACAAAGCTCTCTGGTACAGATACGATCAAGGGATGCAGGCTATACGTGCATATGTGAACAGCCTATTCATGTCATACAAGCTTGACTTCCCTACTGACCGCATCATGACTAAGGGCTGGCAGGTTGGTGTTTACATCGAAGGCAACTCACCACTATGGCTTGACATTCCATACGCCCACGACATCGAGCAGATTATGCAGTATGCCGAGATCGCACTGGAAGAACGCGAGCAACGATTGGCAGGCACTCTATGACAGGACTTGAAGCATTAATTAGATTGAAGATGCGTTTAAAAGCTCGTCGTAAAGAATGGGAAGAAAAGCAATACGCACGTGTCCACACAATTACTCGTAAGGATGGAACAGTAATCACAGGCGTTATTATCTATAAGGATGTACCCAACGGTGGTATTTGCGAACATGTTCCAGTGCGTTACGTAGAAGCAAGTGAGCTTCTCAAAGATGACTGGGAGGTTGTTGAATGACGAAACTTGTATGGATAACGCCCGATGCCGAGAAAGTTATCGGGTATTGCGCTCGAGTCTCGAACCCATCGAACCAGGACAATCCTGATGTCACGAGGTTGCTTCGATATTGTGTCGGTCACGGACACTGGTCAATCTTTGAAATGGCCAGCATGTGCGTCGAGATAAAAACCACGAGAGCGATTGCAGCTCAGATTCTTCGACATCGGTCCTTCTCGTTTCAGGAGTTCTCGCAGCGATACGCGACAGTAGTCGAGGACATCGATGTTCCGGAGATGCGCCTTGCTGGCTCCTACAATCGCCAATCAAGCCTGCCACTACCTGCGATGGAAGAACTGACCAAAGAACAGCAGGATGCTCTGTATTTGGTCGGTTCATCTATTGAGTTCGCGACAGACGTGTATCGCGATCTCGTCAAGAACGGCATGGCTGCGGAGACTGCTCGCATGGTGTTACCGCTTTGTACTCCGACCACGATGTACATGAGCGGAAGCATTCGTTCCTGGATTCATTATGTCCAACTCCGAACGCGCCAGGACACGCAGCTCGAGCATCGTGACATCGCACAAAGCATCCAGAACATCATGCTTGAACATCTGCCAATAACGATGGAAGCACTCGGTTAACACCATACTGGTGTGGAGGTATTTTTATGGCACGTAAACCAACAGTTGACAAAGACATCACACGCGTAGAGGAAAAACCAGAAGGACTCCTGTGGCTTCTGAAGGCGAGTGAGCATGAGATCTTGGAGCGATTGAACGCTGAGGATGCCGTCATCTTCGTTCATCCAGCGCTCGATGGCGTCGTGAGTTTCCGCATCGAAGAAAACCCAGCACATGACCAAAAAGTGGTGCATGTCTGGCGGTAAATGTATGATGGATTTGCCAGTCCTCCCAGGCTGGTGAATACCGAACAACCAACCAAACAGAAACCATCTGTCGCATGGCCCCGGGTTACCGGACGAAGCCCATGTATACAGATGGTTTTTGGTTTACAAGGATGGTCAGGGATTTGAACCCTGGATGCGATGTCGCATACATTCTTAGCAGGAATGCGCTTTAGACCACTCAGCCAACCATCCAGCGCTACATCGTATCAACTGTTTCCATTTTGGAAAGTGTTCAGAAGTTCACGAAGCCGAAGCCACCAAACTTGCCCAGCTCGCGCCAGTTTCGTTTCTTCAGATACAGACCATCGCCATCGCGCTCGACAGAGAGTTCATCCGAAGGTTCTGGAGACGTGTTGCCCTCAACCGTGTAGACACCCCACTCCTCGACCTTAGTCACAATACCGATGTGTGCGATACGCGAAAGCGCGTGGAAGTAGAACAGCGCCACATCGCCACGCCGTGGACGCTTCGTGGTTGTGCCATCGATAATGTGCTGGACTGGTAGCCATAGTCCTTCACTCTTATGCCAGCGTGACCAGTCTGGACAATATCCAGATCGAGGATAAGTCTCGTCGTATGTGATGCCGAGCTGTGTGGCCGCTTGCTTATGCCTAAAGCGTACATGTGCAGCGCACCACGGTGAGCCAGGAGGAATCACAGGTTTGCAGGATGCCTGATATGCCTCGACTGCTTTACCTCGATTTTCACCGACTTCCTGGACGCCGATGTTCGCGACAGCCATATCAGTTGATAGCAGTGCGATTCGTCTTGATGGTGCTGTGTCACTCATGGTGTATACTCCCTCCGTCCAAATAGGTTCGTCCTAATCCTCACACCTCCGGTTCCCCTTCACCGGAGGTGTTTTATTTTCAGTAGTAAAGCAATCCTTTACAACTCACAAGGAATCCTTGTTACATGACCAACTTGTAAGAAATCCTTACAAGTTCAGGAGAATGTCTCCGCATCATCCGAGGATGACACGATGGTGATGCCATTCGTCGTGTGCGTGTAAATGATATAGACCACTCCGAGGCGCCAATAGCAGGCGATTTCATCATCCGACACATTGCCTGTCACGACGGTAGAAGCAACTGTAATAACGTTACCCATCGGGTCACGCTTGACTCGGTCAATATTGCTGGATGATGTGCGGAAGAAGATGTATTCCATTCCGTTTGGCGACACGCAGACAGTGCCATGTGTGCCGGTTCCGATTGTTGTAGCCACTGATACTGTG